CCTGTGCTTAAGTAATCCATTTTTTCGCGCTTTTTTTTAAAAAGTGTTTATACTATTCTCGGTATATAAGAATACATGCGTACCAAAACTATTCATTAGTTGCGGTGCCTTGTATTGACTCGGATTTCTCCGATTTTCCTCCTTCAATTATTGCAAATTTTTCTTCTCTTTTTGCCGCAATATTTGCCTGTACTTTGTCCATTGCTTCGGTTGCTATTTCCCATCTGTCTGTTCGGATATTGTATTCTGGTTTGACGCCTTCTTTTCTTTCAGTATATATAATAGGCGCTCCATCTGTAATTGGTTCATTACTATTTACAATTCTTTCTATTTTTTGTTCAATTGTTTCACCTTCGCATCTTTCTGCGCTTTCCAATTCTGTTGTGTGGTAATATGGTTTTTTATACATTTTTTTAATTTTATTAGGTTTAAAATATGGGGGGAGTTTCCTCCCCCCGTTTTTATTAAAGATTCGGAATTACTTTTGCTGACATTTTACGACGGCATGTAATATTATTCGCAATTTGTACCCAAAAATTTTCTGCTGAAATTTCTGTTTGTGCGAAGATATAATTGAATTTTGCAGGGTCAATGTAAGTTGTTACATCCTTAATACCGGCTCCTGCAGTTTGTTCGTACCTTCTATTTAATGTCATGAACATGGCTTTATCTTCAAGTGCAAATTGACCTCTACATTTATTAATATTTGTCATGTAGTTAATCCAAGCAGGTTGTTTTCCTGCCGATGCAAATTTTGGGTCATATACATTATTGATTTTATCCAGTTCAGTATCAAAATAGGCCATTTGGTCAGTAATTAAATTTTGATACCCAATTGCGTCTAATGCAGGTTTATGCAAGTCGTTTAGAGTTTTTAGATTAACATCAAATGCATTTCCTTGTGAGTAGTCTAGTCTTGGTGTTAGTGAAACGATACCCATGATGTAAGCGGGTTCGTTTACTTTGATTTTTACTTTTCCACCTTTAGATTTATTTGTTAGCCTTCCTCGTCCTGTTAAAGTACCTGATGGATTTACATTGTTATTAACTTTGGTTTCTGCAGTACTTATAACCTCTTCAAATGCTAATTCTTTGATTAGAGAACCATGGTATACAGGAGATTCAATTCCTCGGACTCTTTCGTGTGTATAAACGGCATTTAACCAGTCATCATAGGTACCTCCTGAAATTGCAATTCGGTTTAGCATTTCATATACTTTTGAAGCCAGGTTAATTGAGTCAATTGTAAATTTGTTACCTACTGTAGATACTGATGTTACCGCTGAAATACCATTTGTTCCATCAATCCATTCCGTTTGAATCCAATTGTTAAGCAAATCGCTTTGATATGTTTTACATGCTAATCCTTCTTGGTTTGACCTTACTGAATAATCATATGGTCCTTTTGTAAGAATGGATTTGTATGGTTCAAATTGTGTTGTTGATAGGATTTGATATTGTGGGGTTAGGATATTAGACAAAATATTTAATTGCATTTTGTCAATGTCTTCTAGTGCAAATTGTTTTAATTTAGGTGTGTTATTTAATAATGAACCTTCAGAAATGTATACCTTTAAATCTGTTAATTGGTCCCATACTGAAATATCAACCCTTTTTGAACTTGCGCATGAAACTATAATTTGTGTTGGTGTTGTTTCATATGTAATTGAAGCAAATAGTTCATGTAGGAAGAATGTGCCTGCATTAGTATCTAATGCATATTCTTCAATATTAAGGGTTGGATATTTGTTAAATTGGTCGCTTGGTAAATTGATAGTAAATACTGCCGCCAAAGGGTCAGTTGGATTATTAGGGCTCCAAGGGTTTAATACTAAATCTTCTTGATTTCCTTGCACATATGGTGCGTATCCAATGAGGAACGAACTGATACTTCCGAATGTACTGAAATTCATATTATTGTGGATAACCACTCCATATTCTTCTTGCTTGTTTGCGTAATATTGTTTATAAATTGTCCAATATCCAAGGAATGGGATTGCGTTGAAATCACGCCACAAATCTCCTGTTTGACCAGTTTTACCTCGTCCAATACCTCTAATATTTAGATAACTAAACAGGCATGAAGGGTGTATTTGTCTGTCTGCAGTCATTGGTGCATCTGTTCGCAGGGCTCCAATTCTTACTTGTGGTAGTGTAATTTCAGACATATTCATTCCCACATTTAATAGATTCATATGTAAGCGTGGGTTATAAAGTCTAATTGGGATTTCAAATACATCCAATTGAACTTTAAATGACCCAAATAGAGGCCCTACTGTCGGTAGGGTCATTACTTCGCAGTCTAGGTCAATATCCCAGGAGTCACCTGGTAGGGCGATTTCTGACATAAATGGTACTAAGGTACCTGCTGACATTGATGAACGAAACAGATATGAAAGGTCGTGTGTGGACCTTTCATAGTTTTTCATTCCAATTTTTTCTTTTTTTCCAGAGCCTAGGCGCTCTCCTCCAAGTGTTACTTCCATTTTAGTTTAGTTTATAGGTTGTTTTTTCGGTTATTTCTGATACATTAATATTTTTTAGGTGTTCAAATAGTGAAATAACTACATTAAAAAGATTATCCCATGTAATTGTATTTATATATTCTAATGCTTCTTCTTTAGTTGCGTATAATTCAGACACTCTGTAATTACCAAGTGCAATAAAGTTGCCTTGTTCAAGTGTTACCAATACAAATGGCGTCTTTTCTATTTCTGTTCTTTCAATAATTTGAGTATTTTCCATTTTTTATTATTTATTGTTATTATTATTATTTATTTTTTTTTATTTTATTTTATTATTAGTTCGTAGATTGTTATTATACTCACAATTTTGGTTAATGTTTTAATTATTAATTGACGCATTTTGTAAGTTATCATCTTATTGTTTTATTGTTGAACATGACGCATAAAATTGTAAAATTTTAATTTTATAATTTTTATGCGTAATACTAGCGTAGCGCTACAGGCTTTTTAGTTTTTCAATTGTTTCTTTCCAAATTAGTTTTCTCCTTTCTTTTTCATAGGTTTCTTTTTCCCAATCTTTTTCATTTGACCCGTATTTTAATTGTCTGTTAATTCTTTGTGCGTTTTCCAGTGCAAGGTAATAGTTTTTTTCTTCATTTTCATCTTTTACTGAAATTTTTTTTCCGAGTACCCACCTTTCGCTTTTATCCAGTTTTTGAAGCCACAGGGCTTCTTTTTCGTTTTCTGTGTATATCTTGTTTCTGTAATATATAGGTAAATTTAGTCTTTGTCCGTCCCTTGTTGTATATGTTTCTTTAGTTTTTTCATTATTGAAAGTATTTAATTTTGAGTCTTTTCTCTCTAGGTATTTTGACCCGATTCCTTTTGAGCAAAGTGTTTTTGGGTTAAAATTTGGGTGTAGTTCGTCTGGTTCAGATATGTATTTTACAATGTAATTTATTGTTTTTTCTGTTGTGTATTCACCTATATACACATTTCCATATTTCCAATGTTTTTCAATTTTTGAACTTTCTTCTGTAAAAATTATTCCATGTATATGTATTCTTTCTGTGTTTTTTTGTCCTAGTTCAGTAACTAACCAGTGTTTAACTGATTTTTTATATTCTTTTCTCCATCTTTCTAAAAATCTTCTTATTCCTATTGTCGCAATTTGATTTGATGCTTCATATGATTCAAATGGTAGTATTTCATTTTTTTTCTTTGATTTTGGTAACAAATCTTTGTATAATTCTAGTAGGCTTTCATCCGAGAAACTTAGTGTCACAAATTTTCCTGTGTTATCGTGTCTTATTTCTTCTTGTAATCTTACTGACCATGACCTTGCTTTTTGTCTTCTACATTCTATACATTTTTGACAACCTATTGGTACCATTAATACTCTAGGGTCATGAACGGGGGGTATATTCCCCCCGTTTTTTTTATTGACCATGTATTTTCTGTTTTTAATAAGTGTAGGGTATAAACACATATTATTTACCTCCAAATCCCCCTACAATTGTTCTTGCTGCTCCCATTGGTATAAATAGTTTGGCAAGATTTGAACCTAAACTTAGTCCTCCTACAATCCATGCACTTTTAATAGTTGCATTTGCTAAGGCTTCTGTGTTTTTTTCTGATGTTGTTAATGCATCTTTATTAGTTTTTACATTTGCCCACCCTTGCAACACATCTTCTTTAAGTTTCCATATCTGTTCGTCTGTTAATTCCATGCCTTTTCTTGCGGCTGCAATTCTTACTTGTGTTTCAACCATTGACCAGTTATTTAGTTGTACTTGTTGGTCAATTAATTTTTGTTTATTAGCGTTGTCAATGTTAGTTGATTCTGTTTCCGCAATAATTTTTAAGTTAGTTGCTTTTATATTTTCTAAACTTGCTTCTAGAGTTCTGACTTTGGTATCAAATGTTTCTTTATCAAGTTTTAAACTTAAATTTTTACTTTCTTTATCAATTTCTGCAATTTCATTTTGAAGTTTAATTGTTTCTTGTTTCATTGATTCGGTCGTAATTTGTGTAGTTATCATTTTAGTTGCTTCGTAAACATTTAGCATAGTTGCCTTTGCAAGGTCTGTATCAACGCCACTTGTTTTTGCTGCATCTGCTTCAAACGCTTTTGCTTGTGCTTCTTTTAATTTGATATCCGCATTTAATGAGGCCATTTGAGCAATATCCATATAATTTGGTAGTGGTGCATTACCTCCAGTTGCACTTCCTCCTTGGCTTGTTCCCCCTGTTTGGCTGCCTGTAGTAACTCCGCCCCCCCCTTTCATTCCGTATAGTAGTGCAGGATTTAGACCTGCATCTTTTAACATTTTGACTTGAGCAGGGTAATTAGTTTGCCTCCACATATCCATCTGCATTTTTGCTCCTTGTTCATTCAGTCTTTTTTGATTTTCAAATTGTTGTTGGTTTAGTTCTTGCTGTTTTATTTGTTGAATATCCATTAGATGCCTTTGCCTTCCAAAGGCTGTATTTGACTGCATGTTGTTCCACAACATTCCAATCCCTGTGCTTAAGTAATCCATTTTTTCGCGCTTTTTTTTAAAAAGTGTTTATACTATTCTCGGTATATAAGAATACATGCGTACCAAAACTATTCATTAGTTGCGGTGCCTTGTATTGACTCGGATTT